TAAGTTATTTGAAGCTGTTGTATTCCAAGGTATAGAAACCTTGTACGCTTCATTATATAAATTTTTTCTGTTTTGAGATGTAGAAGACGATATATTTAATTTTTGACTAGCTTTTCCTCCGTCAGCCCCACCCATAATAACGTCTAATTCTTTGTTAAGGTTTTCCCCAGCTTTTTTAGCGTTTGATTCTAGCTGGTCAATTATTATTTTTTTACCGGGTCCAGGAGAATTTGCTATAGTGTCTGCCACGTCCATTGTTTCTCTTGAAAGTCCTGCAATAGTATTAAGTTCACCAGCAGCTTTATTAGATACCACAGAACTAGAAACTATTTCATCAACAACTTCCGCTGCATCTTTATTTAATTCTGTTTTACTTACTAAAGATGATTGTGATTTTGGGAAAAAATCTCTTATTTTAGTTAGTAATGGTTTTGAAAAATGTGCAAATGATGGCCCTAAAATTCCAAAACCACCTGCAAAACCACCTTGCAAAGCTCCGCGCTGAATAGCATTTTTCTTTCTTTGCTCAAAAGAATCAGCGTCTTCCATTGCACCTTGAAAAGCACCTTCTCCTGCCCACCCAATGCCAGAACCTAGTGCTCCAAGTGTTGATCTTTTAAGTATAGACGAGCCAGCCATTCTTAATGCGTTTGGCAAAAGAGCACTTACTGCTGGTACTGCTGTTCCAACCGCCCCAGCAAACCTTAATGTGTTAGAAGTTTTAGGGTATACTTCTTGCATTGCTTTTCTATTAAGTCTTATATTTTCACCTACATTAGTGTCAAAACCAAGCTTATCAGAAACAAACTGAGCTGCCCTGGGAATACCTTCGCCAACAACAAATGCATTTTCGGTAAGTTTATTTAAAGTTGAAAGTCCAGTGGGTGCTTGATCAATAACGTCTTTGTAAAAACTTTTTTTAGAAACTTCACCAGCGTTTCCATTTTCTTTTAAAATTTTAGAAATTGTTGCTAAATCAGTAGTTGCGTAACCATCTCCAGATAAATACGTTTTAACTCCATTTTTTTCTACTATTTTTCCACCGTCGTCCATATATTTAATATTGCCGTAAGTTCCGTCCATTACCTCTTTTGCCGAACCTACGCCATACTTTTGCTCAAAGTCGGCAACAAGGTCTGGATTATTGTTTAGCCATTTTTTAGCATTTTCTATATTTTTTACTTGTTCGACCATTTTAATTACCTTTATTTTTATAAGTCAGGAACTTCAATTTTTTCTGGTAGCATAAATTCACCACGGTAAGCCAAATTTGTTTTTTGCAATAAAGTTAAAGATATATCGCGTAACTCCATTAAAGCTTGTTTTTTAAGTTTTGCGGATGAACTAGAATTGAATTTTACTAAAGCTTTTGTTGCAGCATCGCCTTCTTTTTCTGTTATCTGTCCACCGCCCTTTAAGCCTTGGAAAGCTTGTAGAAACAATTTACCGTTAACTTGTTCAAATGCTTGTTGTAACGCATTTGCGTCTGCCCCTAAAACTCCTATACCAGCCAGAAAACCTTTAAAACCACCACCTACACCAGAAATAACTTCTAATTCTTCATTAGGTACTGCTAATATATCATCAATCGCATCAATAAGAGATCCACTGGTTTGCAATGCTATTGTATCAGTTTTCAACTCTTCTTTTTGTTCTTTAATTCTGTCTGAAAGTTGAATCATAACTGGAGCCAAAGCTGGATTAGTTATTGCTCCATTCATCATGTTTTGCATTATTTTATCGTAATTAGCCATAACTTCCGGTACGCTAAATAATGTTCCGTCGGCTTTTAAAGTAGGATTTGTGTTCATTGTAGAAAAAAGAAGATTATTTCTTTCCCTAGACGCTTTCTCAGCTTCAGCTTTTCTACGTTGATCTGCTCGATCGGTAAAATCACGCATCAGATTGTTAAGAGCGTTACCCTCCCGACCCTGGAGTGCAGCACCAGCGTCACGCAATCCAGCAAATGCCATCATACGTTTCTGAGTTTTACTGAGAGACTCGTACATGCCAGGTTTTTCAACTGGTGTTGAAGCTGGAGGAGGAGGAGTCTCGTTAACAACAGTTTCGTTGACAGTGTTTGATATGGACCCACCTTCTCCTGCCGACCCATCACGTACAGTTTCGCCAGTAGTATTTAATAAGCCAGACGGTAATTCCTCAACAACTGGACGTAAACGTGGCCTAAGTTGCTCCTCGTTTAATTGATTTTGGTTTTGCTGTCTTAACGCTCCATACATGTCCTGCATGTTCATTAATCCTAACTTGCCTGACTCGTTGTTGCTTTCCGCGTTTAATTGATTTTGGTTTTGCTGTCTTAACGCTCCATACATATCTTGCATACTCCTTGAACCTAACACGCCAGACTGGTTGTTGCTTTTTGCGTTAAATTCTTGCTCGGCTCGCAAAGCATTTTTAGCATTTATCGCATCCATAGCACTAGAAGTTTCCCCGGCATCATACCTTGATCTAGCTGCAATGTTTGCTCTGTCTGCTTCCATCATTAGCTCTTCATTTTTTAAAGTTTCCGCCACTGCCGCGTCATTCCAATCATCGCCAGAATTAGCTAAAACTTTTGCCTCGTGGTCTCGCCACCATTTTGCGTCTTTAGCGGCAAAATCTCTGTTGGCATTTTCGTAATAAAGATTGTCTTTATCCCGTTGCGTTTTTGCTTTTGCTTTGGCAGCGTTATTCACTTTAATGAAATTTGCTAAAATTTCCGCATCGATCTCTGCCCTAGTTTTATTTTTAACTGCCATCTTTTAAATCCTTAATCAGTCTTTTACAGGGTTTCTGTTAAAAAAACCGTAGCCGCCAAAGCCAGTGCCGAGCGATCCTGCCGCGCCCATAATTCCACCGAGAGTGTCTCCAATTCCTTTTCGTGTTGTTCCAGTGGTAGTGCCTAACCCCCCAGGCACACCAGAAGCTCCAGCCAATAACGCTTGCAATTTCATTAGTGGATCTTGTTGCTCTCTCATAAATTCTGCATATTGAGCATCTAACCCAGCCTGATTTAAGCCCATTTCTAATCCGCCAGTAGTCATTTGAGAACCAACCCCGGCAAGCATGTTTTTAATTTCATCATTAGTAGCACCAACTAAATTACCAGCAGCTCCAGATTTAGCTTGCAATTGTGCCATAGTATTGGCTTGAGCTTCGCTGTAACCTTGCCTCATTAGATTGGCCACCATCTGGTTTGTACCTAAATCGTAAACGGCATCACTTTCAGCTTGGTATACATCCCTGCGATCTCCGCCAAACGCGCCAGCTTTAGATATTCTAGCCATATCTGCAATTTGATTTTTAGCTCGACCGCGAGATGCTACGTCGAGCGACGCATCGATTACGTCAGTTTGATATGGGTTGTAGTTCTTGCGTGTCATTGCGGCGTAATCTTCTGGAGTCATCGCAGCTAAATCAGAAAACACTCCCTTGGCTTCATTAATAGAAGCATTTCCAAAATCGGAAGCATCTAACGTGCTTTTTGCTTTATTCATTAAATCAGTAAAGCCAGCAACACGATCTCCAGTATATTCAGCAAAGGGAGTATCTGCTATTTCTTCTGCCCTGGGCAATATATTATTTCTAATATATTTTTCTTGCCATTCTGGCATTTTACTTTCTGTAGTTGTGGTTGACTTTCCCATTATTTTAACTCCATTTCATATCTCGTGTATTTTGGCACAAATTCAGTTACTTTGCAAAACTTATTCCACCCGGTTCGAGCATCGGCAACAATAGCTGAACATTCTGCTTCTTTTGCCAGAAATTCAAACTTCTGTAACACCTTCCACATCCACTGATCCATTTTAGATCCACCCATGTAATCAATTCTAAAAGTTTTACGTACTTTATTTTCAACAATAGTTGTGGAAAGAGCCGCTACGATATTATTGCCGTCACTTTCTTTTTCACACACAATCCATAGCATGTTATCGCCAGACCTCAAATCATTTTCTATCTGGCTGTAATCTGTTTCCGGTGACACTTTCTGTCTAGCTCTATCGAGTAAGGGCATTGCGACCTCAATAACGTCATCCAAGTAAGCTTTTGGCACTGGAAACAACTTATACACGGGTTCTGTTATAAGATGTATTACATTACTCATCCGTGAATCCTAGATATATTTAAAGTTGTAGCCGGGATTGCTGGAATACTACCAGACGCGGCAGAGTGATTAAGTGAAGCTGAAGTGCTGTCAAAAGAATAGTTTATTTCTAAATATTGAGCCGCTGTAACAGTAAATATTTGAGACCTTGAAATTGCCAAAGTAGCATTGTTTTGATGTAAAGCAGATTTAATAGCAGAATTTGCAACAGCAGTTCCGTTTATACTTGGCCAAAAAGTAAAGTTAACTGTGCTGGCGGATGACGAAAAAAGTTGTGCAGAAAATGTCACAATATATTCGCCAGCTTCCTCAAATACAATGCGAGTGGTTGGGCTACCTAAACTAATTTTACTATTACCAGAAGGTGTGTCGTAAGTTATTTTGTAAGCTGTATTAATTACAGCCGCTGTCACGTCTGACGTTTTAAATAAATTAGCGTGGCCACCTTCCAAAACAAGTTGCCGCCATTCCGCATTTCTACTGATTATTGGGTATTGATAGACATCATCCCAAAGTAAAACACCATTTTCATTTGAAGTCTCTCCAGCAATTTTAAATTTTAAACCAATATGCCTACCGAGAAATGCTGTAAGCTGCCTAGCCCAAACCGCTAAATCTGGGCCAACTTGTGGAAATCCTCTACCACTCATCGTTTACTGCCTTGTGAAGCCTCAACTCGCATAGTTCCAACTTGCCAATCGCTTGCCCCACCTATCACTCGCATTTTTACTTGGCGACCTGTAAACCTAACAGCGGTGGGATTACTCATCGTAAAGGGGCCGTGAGTTGTTTCAGTAGCTGTGGGATATAATCTACTTTTAAATTTAACTGTAACGTCACCTAATGTTTTCTCGTCAGGTATTAGCCTGGTTATTACTGCTAAGTTATCACCGTTACCTACCTCAATAGGTCCAGTTTCGGCAAATACTTCTGCGCTATCGTAATCTATGCCAACCTCGTGCTCGTACACATATGACGTTGGAGACACCATTATAGGTAACGTAAACACACCTGTATCAGTTGCAGCGGTTCTCGCTAAATTGCCAGTCGCCCAGGTGTTTGACCGGTAACTCCACATTGCGTATCTGTCGTTCTCACTCGATGAATCTGATGGATAGAACCACCACACCTCTCCAAACTCTGCATTGTGGTGAGCATTAATTTTTGCCATCTGGCCACGGTTAATTGCTCCGTATATATACTCTGCCACTGGACATTCTAAAGATTGTACAGATCCGTTATATGTCCAGAATCCGTCGCGGCCCATCCAGACAGCTCCAATGTCTATTTGAGCAATTGCGCCAGCCGCTGCCAAACCACACCCGGAACCAACTCTATCAAATCGAAACACAAAGGGAGGGCCAGTATATAAAGCTAAATGCGCGTCTGTGTCTGTAAGAAATAACGTGCCATTTGAAACACGTATTCCAGTTAGCAGCTTTCCATCAGTCTGTAATAACTGCGAGCCTGCTTGGTTTGTGCCAGCAGGCGACCACAGCGTATTATTTTCTTGGTCACACCAACTAATTTTACGTGGGTTTCCGTTAGAACCAACTGCAAATAAAAATCTTTCCTCAGAAACCACTAAAGCTTTACAGTTTGTGGGCGCGTTTGCTATTACAGGAGCTGGTAAAGTGCTGACATTTAGCTGCCATTCATATAATTTACCGTCATCTGGCGACACTCCAACTAAATATTCTCCCCAGTTATCCAGGCTCCATACGGTAGCTTCGAGCGTTAATGCTGAATTACCTTCAGATCGAGGAGTTCCGTATTCCTGCTCTCCGTAATCTTCTGTACCCCACCCAACAGCTCCTGCGGTGTCAGCTCTCCCGGCAGATAAACCTGTTGGCGTTATATCATACAGCGTTCCGTTGGCATTTATGGCGTATAGCTTTGTTTCAGTTCCAATGGCTATCCATCCGGAGCTGTCATTGGCTCTCCAAGTTTTTATGGCTCTAGCTTTACCCGTTAATTGCGTTGCTATTCTTAATCGCCATCCGCCAACAGCTTGCAAAACGCTATTGTAAAACCTGACCAGTGACATATCCCTCCAGCGGCCACCTGTTTGGTATTCGGTTCCGTTTCGAAACGATCCTGGGGGGACATTTAAAGGGATAAGAGCCATTTTTTAAGTCTTCATAATATAACATAAAGCGTAATACGGTGGTAATTTATCAACTGCTGTGCCACTTCCCGTTGCAGCTGTGTTTCCAGATACAACGTGTTGGTGTGCAGATTCAGCAGCAACAGTGATTGTGTGGCTGTGGTCGCCAGCCGATGATACAGTTTTAGTGGCAGGTGCATCAGAGCCACCATTATTTTGATTATCAACATCAAAAGAGTTAGTGTCAGACCCCGGAGACCCATGAACAACAAAGGTGTGATCATGCGCGCCAGTTGTATTGCTTGTGGCGGTGTGAGTGTGGCTCGTCGCTTGCGATGTAATGTTAACAGCGTGCGTGTGAGATGGTAAGTTTGCTTCCGCCAATGTTACAGTAGTAGCACCTCCGCTATCTGCTGGTGCATATGTTGATCCAGCACCAACAACAAATGTATTACGTAAATCTGGAGAACCGCCAGATCCGTTGCAAAGTATAAATCCAGTAGGGATTGCCGCTACAGCTCCAGACCATAATATAATAGCACCTACCGGGAGCTTATAATCGGATACTGCTTTTAGTTGGGTGTCCAAAGTGTCCAGGTCAGTAT